GGCGCCGCTGTACCACAACCGGTCCGGGTGTGTCCCGTCCGGTCCCTCAATGACAAACAGCCGGTTAGCATGAACTATTCCGTCAATGGCGTCCGGTGCCCTGTTCCTGCGAACGCTCATGACGGCTCTTGAATAAGGATCCGTTGTCCCGTAGCTCGAACCGCCCCAAGTATACTTGTTCCCGGATACCCCATAATAATCGATTGTGTATGTCTGGACATACACATAATTTGACGCATCCCCGCCGGCGAATTCAACCGCTACAAGGTAATTTGGGTTTAAATATGTCATGCCCATTCTTTCGGGCATTCCTGGGGTATAGGACAAATCCGCTGTCGTAAAGGTGTATGTATATTCCTGATATTCCGTCGGGTCCGTTCCGCCGGCTGTGGTTATCTGCGGCAGATCGCTGGGGTCAACAAGGTCGGCTTCGGCGATGTCCACCTCAACCGCGCTCTGGATATTGATCAGCTTTATTGTCACCGGCGTTTCCGTGCCGGCGTATCCGTTTCCCCATCTTCCGAGCGACACCGTTACCGTCGGCAAGCCGATGGATATGGTCGTTGTCTCTATCTCCGGGATTGAAACACCGACAGCAACACCGGATTTCCCGCCCCCGCTCCCGAGAGCCGAACCGATATGGGCCTCCGGCTGCCGGATCCCGGCATACCCCGGCGAACGATAGTCCGCAAGGTAGGCGTCAGCGCCGATGCCTGCGTCATAAGCGCCGAGAACAACCTCGTATGTGGCGCCGGTTGCCCATGGCTTACCGTCCCAATATTTCAGCATGCCGCTGTCGAATATCATCAGCATGTCATTGAATGCCGCAAACCTCGGCGGCCCGGCCAGGTAAGCATCGTTCTGAAACGCCTCTACGCTTGTCCCGTCTTTTTTGTAAAGTGTCCCGGAATGAGATACAAGACCACCGTCATCACCGCCGATGATTGTATAATCTGTTCCGTTTACGGTAACGTCTTTTACCGCAAGAACCGTGCCATCAACCCCGCTGCATACGGCCGACAATCCATCCCGCGTCCGCACCAGTCGCTCGGTTTCTATCACCATATTTTGAAGGTCCGGGCACTCTGTCCGGTTGCACCGCTCTGCTTCCCGCGCAGTGACAAGCCCGCCGGTAAACGGCCCCCAGCTTACCACTTGCCGCTTTGGTGTCCGCACACGGTTTGCCTGCCGGTAAAGTTCGCTATACATATCCAACCCATCGCACCCGCACAAAAACAGGCATATGATTATCCATCTCACTTAAACCTCGGCATCATCTGATAGTCCCGCTTCCCGCGCTTGCGCATAATCGCCGCCGCCCGATCCTGGAACAGCGCCATCAAAGCGGTTTCAATCCCCGTGTTAACCATGTCGCGGTTCTTGGCCTTCATTTTAACCGCCTCCATAACCTGGAGATTGAACAAATTACGCAAAGGCATGTTTGCGGCAGTCGTCGCAAGCGGGACAAAATTCGGATAATATTTGAGATTAATTTGGTATATCCCGTCCGGTATCGGCAGAATCCCGATATTATCCCCTTCAAGGTAATAAAACCACGGCTCCCCCTGGTTCCAGGTCGTTGCGTCTACCTGGTATTCGTACCGTTCATCCGTGTTTACCTGCGTCAACTCCTTGGGTCCGTCCGTCGGGCACCATATCCGGTATGGCGACCAAAAGTCGCCCATAGTATTCGATGCGAGGTCATACGCTTCCGTCCCTGAAACGGTGTCAAACGTGCCGCTCCCTGTCCGAATAAGCTCCGAATCGCAGTCAACGAGTATTTCGTATATCAGCTCAAGCGTGTCGTTGATATACGACAAAAGCTCTGCGTCCGCCCATTGATGCGCGTTCGCATCGCGAAGATCATACCGGATGCGGGTAATCAACTGCGCCGCTGTTACCGTCTGGGCGTTTGCCATTTGATACCTTTAACTTTCATCTATGCACTCGCTGTGCAGCACTTTGTTATCCATCCGAACGACCTCCGCCTTGTCGTTAAACGGCCGTCCGCAAATGTCGCAGATAAGCAGCGTGCTGATTACGTCATCGTCTTCCGGCGGGGTCGCTATACTCCCGCCCGCGTTGTAGAGCACGCGGGCGGGGTATAGCTGTTCTGGCAGATCTGACCCCATGTTTTTCTGCCAAGCCATTAGCCGCGCTCCCTATGCATTTGGAATCATGTAAGCGGAACGCGGGTCGTTACACTCGTTCGAAAATCGGCACCGAACAACAAAAAGGGCGTCGCCGGTGTCGGGGTCGCCGTGGCGGCTCATGGTCGGGCGCACTCGGTCAAAGTGAATAAACCCTACATCCGGGTCTTTTTCCCCGAACACCACCCACCTGTCATCGGTAATTTCATGATCGACGACAAGCTTCAGCTTTCGGCGGCGGATCACGGCATTGACCGCATTATTGGCGGTATCCGGCTCATAGGTGCTACCAAGCAGCTTATCGAAGGTAAACTCAAGGCTTGGGCCGCAGACAACGGTCTTTGCCATCTGCGCATACTGTTTTCCCCGATGATCGGTAATTTGCTCAAAATTTCGGATGGCTGCCGTGAGCGCCGCTTCTGTCGGTGTCGCCGCCGATCCCAAATTTGACCATGTGCCGCCGCCCAGCAGGGAATGGCTTGCGCTAAAAAGCGCAACCCCTGCGCCTGTGGTATGGTAAGTGGTCGCGGTGCCGGTCATCAGCATCCGGGTCGCCATCTTGTGCAGGGTCGCCGCCGCAGAAGTGCCAAGGTCTTTCATTGCGGTACTCATGACATACTTTTGAAGGTCTTCGATTGCTTCCTCTGTGATGCGAACGCCAAGGGCAAATGTATCGTGAACCCACCGCTTGACCGGCCCTTGGATTCTGGAATCATAAGAAACGTCCGCGCCTTCCGGCTTGTTTGCCAGGTAACCGAACCCGCTCATGTAGCCTGACTCTTCATAGGCTTGCTTGCTGGTCCGGGTGACGCACCAGTCTTTCCATTCCTGCGGATGCCGCTTGAACCCCTTATCCTGAGCCACTGCGAACAGCGTATCTTGCAGGAAATTGTTGAATGTGCTTCTCGCTTCAGTTGCCATTTTTTGTCTCCTTATCTGTTATCGGCCGGGGTCTTAGCCGTTTTTACTTTAGATGCCTGCTGTGTTGTCGCCGTGGAAGTGGTAATTGATTCTTACCACCCATTTTGCATAATTCCCGACCGCGTTGTCCGGGTCATCGTAAAGGTCTATGATTCGGCATTGAAGCGTATCGGTTGTGTCGGCTGTCGAACTGTCAAGTTCCCAGCCGCTCAACCCTGTATAGTCGTTTCCGGTGCCTGCTACAAGATCTGCGTTCAGCCCACGGTCTGTCAATGCAAGCGCCCCGCCGGTGCTGTCTTCCTGTACCACGAATTCCTGCCTTGGGTCATCCGCTACCATCACATGCCACCCGGTAACGCTCCCGCCGGGGTAGTAGCTTTGCGGAACGCCCTCATCATCGAAAAAACCAACCGCAACGCCCAAAAGCAGGGCGGCGGCAGTCCCAACGGATGCCGTGCCTCCGGCAGCCATAAGCACAGGCGTCCCAATGTGAATCTTGCTTGCCCCGGCGGTGACTGCGTACTTGTTAACTCGCGCGTCCTTGTGGACCGGTCTTAAACCGAAAGCGCCGTCTGTGTTTGCCATGTTGAACCCCTTTGTTTATTTGGTTAATAATTTATTATACCGATCCGAAATCGTAATCCGAGTCGGTTGTCATAACGATTGGTTGTGTCCCGGGCGTCATTTTGCCCTGGTCACCAACCTCTTCCATGACAACCGCCGCTTTCCCGTCCGCGCCGTGGTATGTCTGGTTGAATTTTGCCCGCATGGCCTTTTCACCAGCGTCGAAATCCGCGAGCGTCTTTTTCTCAAGCTTCACCACATTATCAAGCCAGGTATAAGCCAGGATGTTTTGACCTGAATAAATCACCCCGCCGGTCGCAAGGTCAAAAAAACTGTCCGGCACATTCGGGTGATTGCTTCGGTTGACAAGCTGCCAAAGCCCGTTTGCGCTGGTCAGGTCAGAGTGAAGCCCGTTGATCGAAAGCCATTTGTATGATCGTTCCGGGTACTGCTCCTTAAACACTTTTGGCACCGCCATCCATGTTCTGTGAGCAAGCTCTTCCACGGAATCGATGCGAACGGGATCCGCAATGGAGGCGTCAACGGCCTGACGAACTTGCCGGTCAATGTCTGATAGCGTCATGGCCGAAGGCTGCTCCGGGGTGGCCAACTGAGTTGCTTCCGGCCCGTCTTCTTTCCGTTTTTCTTCTTTTGCCGCCCTCATCGAATCACCTCCACTATCTTCCTGTCCCGGACTAAAATAACCGCATCTCCGTACTGATATTGCATCTCCGGCATTGCGCTCAAATCTCTTGTACCGGTGGATGCGCTGTCAGGTGCGCCAAGGATATCGATCATTTCCTCGACTGACATGCCGATTTCAATAATTTTCCCCGCAACAATTTCCGCTTTGCCCTTGTCGATCTTCCCGGTTGCCCCGCATCCTGCGACTGCCAGAGCCAAAATCATAATGCCGATAATTGTTTTCATTTCCTCCCCGCAATCACTTTCTCTATCGCCGATGGGTCAAGCCCGAACTCCTTTGCGTATTGAAGATGCTGCGGCTTCAACCCGCTTACCTTCTGTCGGTTGCCCCCCTTGCCGCCGCCATGCATGGCGCTTTTTTTTACGCGGGCCTGTCTTGCCCTTTCCGCAGCAGCCGCGTTTGCTTCAACCGTTTTTATGTCTGCGTTGTTGGGCGGCGCCGCCTGTTCTGACGGCGCCTGTGGCTGATTCTGCGGCGCCATGCCCATCCCTCGTAGCATGTTTGCGACATGGTTGCCGGCCCGAATCGGCCCCGCCGGGTCATTCAAATACCCGTTTGCCGGGTTGTAAAATACGTTTGCCCACATCTGCTGAACATGCTCATTCTGAAACACCGGCATCCGCTCCTGAAGCACCGACCAGGATTGCTCCTGCTTGGCTTTCAATTCAGTTGATTGCTGATGCTGGGCCTGCTGGGCCTGCTGCTCTTTTCGGAATGCCGAAATCTTCGCGTCAACCGCTTTGCGAATGGCGCCCACCGGGTCTGCGACAATTTCCTCTTCTGTTATGCCGATGTCATTGGCGGCGGCGTTTTCCAGCGCCTGTGCCTGCCCGTTGCCGTCGCCAGCCTGTTGGGATGAAAGCAGGCCGGTCAGGTAGTCAATCTGCGCCTGTTGCTTCGCGATAAGCAGTTTTATCTGCTCGTCGGGTTGGGGCACTCCTTCTTTTTGATTTGACTGTTCATCCGGCTGGCCCTGGGTTTGTTGGGCCTCGCTATCTCCCTGCGCTGGTACGGGGTCAGCTTCGGGGGCTCTTCCCGCAAAATTTTCATTATCGGGCTGCCCCTGGTTATCGGGATGAACTTGATCCCCTTCAATATTCCCTCTTGGATCATCTTCTTCAGCCTCATCTTTGCCGGCCAGTGCCGCCGGGGCTTCATCCTGTATATCTTCAGGCGCTAATGTGATGTCATTGAACCCGCCGATATTGGTATCCGGCGCTTCGTCTCCGAATGAAAAAGATCTGATCTCCGCCATATCAACCCCCCTCCGATGTCAGGTTGATATTAAAAGATCTCATTTCAACCGTCCGGTGCATTTCTCCGATTTTGTCACAAAACTTTTTGTAATCATCTTCTGACAAAAACGCTTTGGCAAATTTGTTTATGCAGGCCCGAACCGCATGTGCCTGATGATATGCCTGGCTTCTGTCGCCTGGCTCCGGTGATTGGTGCATTCTAACGCATAGCTGCTCTTCAAACCCGAGCAATGCATTAATGCCGCTTTCAAAAGGGGTCATATTGGGGTCGCTCCTTGCATGGCCGGCATCATGTCCGCAAACGCCGCGCGTTCTCCGGCCGGTTTCAATAACTGGCGTTTAGCCGATTCCCTCGACTGGTCAAATATTTTTCGGTCTTCAACAGGTCGCTCGACCTGCCGCTCGACTTCCCGCCGGTGGATATTCGCCTTTGCCTCATCCGCAATCTGTTTTTCCCGCTGCTGCTGCTCCCGCTGCTGCATATACTGAGCAACCACTTTGGGCAGCTCTGGCGCCTGCTGCATGGCCTGGATCATCGCCGTCACCTCCGGCTTGATCCAATTATCAACATCCTTCAGATCATATGTTTTGAGTAGCTCTTGAGTCGATTTGACTAAATTGCCAACCGGCGAATTGCCGAGAATTTTATACAACTCCATCTTCTCGGCCCGGTTGAGCGCCTTGTTTGCGCTGGCGTTCGCAACGTTTATCGTCACATCGTATTCGCATTGGATTGCCTTTAAATCAAATGGTTTGAATACATATGCGTTGTTTTCAAATATCCGCATCTTTGAATCAAACGGCGCAAATTGACCATACAAACTGAGAATGTCCCGCACCATCACACCAAGGGTATCTCTAATGGATTCCCCCATAAATTGATGCTTTATATTTGACTCCTGAACAAGCAGGCTCATGCCGGCGTATGTTTCAGTCACGGCGCCGCTTGCGTTGGTCCGGCCGGCAATGGTCGCGTCCAAAAGGCTGACCATTCGTTCCATGAACCCAAGCAACAATTCAATGTAGTTTATAAAGTTAGCGGATCGGCTCGGGTGGATAACGGGGATTGCTTTTGACCCGGCCGGGAGGGGTATCCATTTCCCTGGGGCTACTTCCCAGTCCATATCATCCAGGCCCGGCCCCCACTCAATAAACCCGAACGGGAGGTTTTCAACCGTTCCGCAGTCTATCATCTGGTTGTAAAGGTCATCGCAACCCGTGGAATAATGCCGGATCTTCGCCGGCAAACCGGTGCCCATGCTTTCGTTGCTTTCCCTGAAAATGCTAAGCCTGTGAACAGGCTTTCGGCCGTGGCCGAAAACGTCCCGCATGGGTTGCCGCCGCACTTCCCGCCATGCCCCCTGAACGGCATAGGAACAAAGCCACCATTCGCCTCTATAAGGCACATGGCATTCAAGAATATGGACCTCGCGGGTATACTGTGAATGGCGGACGCCTTTATTCATGGCGTCCGTGTCCGGCTCTTCCGCCGAATCCCGCCCCATGTTTGTTATCAAATCCGGCGTGATGTTCTTGTAGGGACCGCCGTTTTCTTCGCTCATCTCTTCAAGTTCTTCGTAGGTCGGGTAAATCATCCGAAGAAAAGGTTGGTCCTCCCAGTCCTCGCCGGTATCCGGCCAAAACGAATCATATATGTTGATTGCTTCGATATCGGCTTTGAACACCGTTGTTTCGCTCTGTGTCACGTCTTCAGTCGCCCCGGCATACCTGAACACCCCCATTTGGACCATCGCCTTAAATTGGGGCGTCTGTCGCTCCTGGGGCATCGGCCATAACTGGCCGGACATATCGGAAAAGATTGGGGTTTGTACCCGTATAACCTGGTAGGCCGGTTTCTCGGACCATGACGGCAGCAAAAAAATAGTGCCGTCAATCAGCATATCTTTGATGGGGTCGCGCATTTGGGCCTTGATTTTGCAATTGGTATTCAATGCCCAGCCCGCAGCCGCCTTGATGTCATCGACCTTCTCGACATCTTCCGGCCCCTGCGGCTCGATGGA